GGAAAACAAACTGGTTATCTTTGGAAAACAAAACATTGTTATTTACAGCGGGGCCATTAATCCCGCCACAATGGTTTTAGAGGAAATTATAAGAGACGTTGGACTTGCAGGTAGAGACAATGTAGTGTACGTAGGGGCAGACCTGTTCTTCTTAAGTTACGAGGGATTAGTCTCTATAAGGCGTGTTACTCAAACAGACGGTAGGGCTCCCGTTGAGGGACTGTCTACTACAGTTCGTAACGATCTTACCCGTATACTTACTCAAGCTACTGTAGAAAACATTAAAAGCGTATACTATCAGAAAGAAGGTTTTATCCTTACGTTAATGCCCGATGATGACAAGGCTTACGTTTTTGATTTTTCTGTAGGTAAAATGGAGTTTCCTAGGATTACAACGTGGACCTTTAACTTAGAGCCTTTGTCTGCTTTGTACACTTTTGATGGTAAACTTTATTTTGGTACGACTGATTCTTTAGCGGAGTACGATGGATACTACGATGTAACTCTTACGGACTCAACGGCCAGCTTTGGAAATGAAGCAGCATGTACAGCGGCGGGAGGAACTTGGGACGGATCAAAATGTTGGACCCCAACTAATACAGACTATAGCTGGTTATTTCAAACACCTTGGTCAGACTTTGGAGATCAAGTGTTTGCTAAGATAATTAAGTCGGGATTAATTACTGTTACCGGAGGACAGGGGGCCGCTGCTACTATCCAACTATATAAAGACTATGAGTATGGATCAGCGTACTCTAAAACATTTAACTTAACCAGTGATGCCGTTAATTACCTTTATGGTGCTGGTCCCTCAAGTTCTCAGGCTTCTTTGTACGGCAAGGCTACCTATGCAGCAACGTCTGGTCCCAGAGAATATAAAGTACCCTTAGCAAGAACGGGTAAAACATTTAGAATTAAGATGACTTTTGAAGTCAAGGGTAACTACTCAAGTTTAATCACATCAAACCTCCTTGCGAAAAAAGGAAAAGTTAGGTAATACAGAGAGGATAACATGGCTATAGAATTTTTAGGAAGTTTAATTGGTGGGGGCCTTAGTTATCTAGGGCAACGAGAAGCCTCTAAAGCTGCTTTACAAGCTGCTCAACAACAAGCCGCCGCAACTCAAGCCGCTGCTGCTGGGGCAGTAGAACAGGCACAGCCCTACGGGGTAGGAGGTCTTGGGGGTACGGCACAGTTTGATGCTGATAGTCGAACTGCCTTAATGAATCTATCTCCTGAACTTGCTAACATCTACTCAGGAGCCCTTACGCGAAGTGGTTTGTTTGGTCAACAAGCAGGACAGTATGCAGGAATGGATCCCTTTGCTGCTGGAGAGTTGTTTTACCAACAACAACAACCATACTTTCAAGAGGAAGAGGATAGGCAGAGGACGAACTTAGAGACCCGCCTGTTAGCACAAGGACGTTTAGGTAGTACAGGGGGCGCACAAGAACAGAGGGCTCTGGAGGAGGCTATAGGGGCCTCTCAGGCGCAACGTAGGACCGCTGGGTTTAACAGGGCTCAGGCGTTGATTGATACTCTTCTTGGACGTGAATCGGGAGACCTGGCTAGGGCCACTGGACTTCTTGATATTCCGCTACAGTACGCCAATGTAGGCCGTGGTATCGGAGGAACTCTGGGACAGGTAGCTGCTTCTGGGCTTGCTTCTCAAGCAGCTTCTCAGGGACTTCTTGCGGCAGTCCAGGGTACTGGTAATCCTCTGGCCTCTGGTCTTATGGGAGCAGGTGGATACATAACAAAGAACTTTGGATACCAACGTCCTAAACAAGCAGGAACGTAACATGGCTATAGTTGTAGACGATAATACTCCAGACTTTCTTAGGGAGTTTTTAATTTCTCAAGGGGTCATTAGTGTTAAGGACACTGAGACAGGTGAGACGGCTGTTGTACCTCTTCAGCCTCGTCGCAGACGAAGACTTAACACTGAAGGGGGAATGGAGGGTGACTTTGAAGAAGGTTCTCCTATAACTACAGCGGCATCAGGGGATCTTAGAGATATATTAGGGGGTTTGTTTTCTTCAGAAGACCCTTATGATCCTGAAGCTAATATGTATTATTCGTTACAAAAAGATCAAACCTCTTTAGGAAACTCTATTCTTGACGGAGCCGCAAATTTATTTACTGGTTTTGGACAATTAGTAGAGGACGGCCTTGGTAAAATTGGTGGTTTATTCAATACTGATGGTAATAACGCTCTTGGTGCATATGGCGGTAATGTACCTTCTAATATAATGGGAAGAATTAATCCTGCTTTTACTGATACTACACTATCAACAGATCGTTTAGTTGGACAAGCTTTAGGAACAGGTTTACTTGGAGCAGCTACTCAGGTTATTCCTGGTGCAAATATCTTTGGACTGGGAGCTAGTCTTTTAGGCAAGATGGGATTCCACCATGACTACAATCCTTCTAGGGACGCTAACTTAAATTTTGATGTAACTTCTGGAAGGTTTGAATGGGACTCTCTTGACCCTGGAGGAGGGGGAGTTCAATACGGTAGCAAAGCTAATGAACAAATGATTATAGACGAAGCAAACGAAAACCCAAATGAAAGGTTTAATGTTACTTGGCAAGACGAAGAAGGTAATCAAAAAACTGGAAATATATCTTTTGGTGAAGCCAAAGATGTTTTAGGTATACTTAACGATCCATTTTTTGCGGGTGATACTCAAGAAGTATGGGACGCTTTTACTCTTTCCGGTCCAACTTTTGGAAGTCAAAAGGGTCTGGGAAATATGTCCAACCAAGATGCTATGAATACTTTCGATGCTGGTATGGGAGGAGATATATGGAACTCAGTGGCCAATTCAGTTTACGACCAAGGAGGAGGCTATAACGATATTCAAGGACCCGCTAGTGCAGTTAGAGCAGCCTATGACTTAGGAGTAGCTCCGACACAAGAAGTTATAGATGCAGCAGTGGGTGCTAAGTTGTCTGGAGAAGAGGAGTGGGATGCTTCAACTATGGCACTGGGTTCAGATCCAAATTTAGATATGAGCATGGGAAATTTAGGTGGTGGCGACAGTGGCGGTGGTGCTGATCCAGGCAATGAGAATATGTTTGGCGGTGGTGATGACGCTGGAAGTTGGTTGTAATAGCTACTACTAGAAAGGAATTTAAGAATGGCTAATGGATTATTTGCAACTAGAAACATAGGCACTCCTGGGGAAATCCAAAGGCTTATGCAGTTGGAACAAGAAAAGCGTATTCGAGACGCTGGTGCTGGTATGCACCCTTTAGTTGCTGCTCGTGCCAGGGCAGGACAGGGTATGCAGGAGGCCATAAGTGGCATGGGTGCCGGACTTACTGGACTTCTTGGGGGTCAAGTACGTATGGACCCTAGGATGCAAGAGGCCGTTAAGAGAGAAAGATTTAAATCAACTTTAATGGAAAAGTACAAAGATGCTGCTTCTGATGGAGACGTATCTTATGAAGACCGTATGGCTATTGCTGATTATTTAGACCGAAATGGATTTCCCAATGAAGCTGAAAAAGCCCGTGCTTCTGCTAGGGCAATAAGAAAAGAAAGCCGTGATGTAAGCAGAGATAAATTTGATAGGGAAAAATTTGGAATAACAACTAGATTAAAAGAATTAGAAATGGATCAAAACCGAGTTCAAGCTAATATGCGAATGGCTATTAGTCAGAATCAACAAGAAGATTTAAAACAGTACAGAAAACAACTTCAGGACATACAACAAGAACGATTAAAGTTAGAAAAAAGAAGGGTTAAAGTTTTAGAAAACAAACCTTCTGCTGGCCTTCCTAAAAAAATAACATCTACAATGGTAACTGCTTTAAGAGGAACATTAGCTAACGAGTTTAAACTTCTTGGTGCCGATAGTAACCTAGGAAATGCACTTCAGAAAAAATATAAATTTTCTCAGGAACCAAGTAAAAATCAAGCTGCTGTTATATTACAAGATGTTGTAGATTATATGAGAAGAAACGGAATTGCGGAAGGAACAGCTTACTCTAAAGTTCTTAAAAGAATGTATAAAGAAGGAGAATTTGGAACTCCTGAAGATGAAAAAAATCCTTCTGGAACAACCAAACCTGAGCTACGTATAAGAAACCAACAAAAGCCGAAGTGATCTTAATGGAAAAAAATTACGTCATAACTGAAGCTGACATAAGAAATACTCCACAGTTTCAAGAATATGGAGTTAAACCTGGAGACGAACTGGACTCCGAGGGTACTTTAATACGTAAATATTCTGAGTACCAAGAACCTCAAGAGTTAGGAGAAGAAATTACGGAGGCTGATATTGAAGTTAATCCTTGGATGCAGGAAGGAGGAGTAGAACCTGGAGATAGATATGTTGAGGGAAAAGAAGTTATTAAAACAAAATCCGCTGACTCTTGGGAACAATTTAAATATCACTATAAAAAAGCAGGAGGTATGCTTGGATATTTAAAAGACATTGGAACTATTTATACGGGCATGGATTTTTATTACGACACTACTCTTAAGAGCGCAGAAGAAAAATATGGGGTTGGCTTTAATGAGGCTTCCCCTGAAGAACGTAGGCAAATGATTTATAGAGCAAGAGAGCGTCAAATTATGGAAGAGTTTGGGTCTACATTCAAACCCAAGCCTACTAGCTTTGCAGGAATGGCTGGTTCTTTTGCTGGAGAAATGGCTGACCCTACTACTTTTATTCCTTTTGTGGGAGGTGTTAAAGGAGCATTTGCTACGGGTGGTGCTTTAGGCGGTGCCTACAGTGCTGCTCAGGACATAGCTCAGAAAGGAGAAGTTGATCCAGGTAAGATGGCAATATCTGCTGGTATTGGTGCAGTTGTTCCTGGCACTCTTGTATTTGGTGGTAAAAAATTAGCAGACAGAGCGGCCAGAAAAAACATGGTTAAAGTTCAACAGGCAGTTAATAATGAACTTGCTAACCTTAGAAAAACAGGTCCTTGGAGTACCATAGATGTCGAAAGTGTTACTAGGATAGCTAAAGAAACAGGAGTATCAGAAAGACAACTAAATAAAGCGTTAGAAAAAAGCAACATGACTTTAGAAAATGTTGCTGATTTTGCTGTTCCTCAAGACTCTGCCACAAAAGCTATAAGTCAAGACAGTTTTATGTCTCGTTTAATTATTCCTGGTCTTGATAAGTTTATGGGAGTGTTGTCTACTCAACTAGAAAACGTAGCTCCTCTTACCGCAACAAAATTACGAAGGCATGAATTTGATTTGGGTCAAGATACTATGCGAGCTATGGATATTATTAGACCATTTCAAGCTAATCTTAAATCAATGGGAGACGGTCCTCTAAAAGCACAACTAGCTAAAGAACTATCAAATGCAGATAGAAACGGTTTTGCTAGGGCTGAAAGTATTATGGAACAAGTAGACCCCAGCATGGTTAAAAACTTTGAGGAAGTAAAAAAGTTACTAGAAAGTTATAGACCTATATTAGAAGACCAGTTTGGAGAAGATGTATTTAAAGGCATAATAAACTTTTTTCCTCGTCGCGTAGATGACCTTAGTGGTTTAAGAAAAACTTTAGACTCTGATAATCCTAAACACTTTGCTCCTTTTAACGAGGCACTAGAAGACTACGCTAAAGAAAAAGGATTTAAAAGCACAAACGATATACCAGAAGTAGAAAGAGTTTCTATTATTAATAAAACTCTTAATGGGCCTACTCCTTTATTAGAAAAACCAGGACCTCGTGTAGCTCAAAATAGATATTTAGAAGTAACAAATGAACTGCTTCCTTACTATGCGGCTCCAGAAGTAGCTTTGGAAAGATACGTTAGAAATGTAGTAAACACTATTAAAACAAACGAGTTTATAGGTAAAAAAAATCTACAAAAAAAAGAAGGTTTTGAAGGAGTAGATTTAGAGGATTCTATTGGTAATTTTATTAGTAGAGATATGACCTCAAGAAATTTAAAATTTGAAGATCAGCAAAAAGTAAAAGATTTGCTACGGGCTAGATTTGTGGATGGCGAAACTCCTATGGGAAAATTAGCTTCTACAATAAAAGAAGCTGGATATATGTACACCATTGCAAACCCCGTATCTGCTCTTGTTCAGTTAACTGATAGTGCTATTACAGCAGCCTTAAAAGGAACTTTTAATACGTTTACTTCTTTGGTTCTTCCTAAGAAAGTAAAGTTAACTGACATAATGGAAGCTCAAATATCTAAAGAGTTTAGTGATCCCTCGTCTCTTGCTAATGCACTACAAAAAACTTTTAAATATAGTTTGTTTCAAGCTGTAGATAGATTAGGAAAAGAAACTCTTATTAATGCGTCTTTAAAATTTAACTCTAAAATGGCTAGAAAAAACCCCTCAAGGTTTAAAGAAAGATGGGGCAATACTTTTCCAGATAATATCGAAACAGTTATGGACGACATTTCAAACAAGAGAGTTACTGAAGATGTTAAATTTCTTTTGTTTAATGAGTTGTCTGGGCAACAACCTATTTCGTTTTCGGAACTTCCTCCAGGTGCATTAGACCCTAAGTTAAGACTTTTGTATATGCTTAAGTCCTTTACGTTAAAACAAATGGATGTAGTACGAAGAGAAATAGTACAGGACTATAAAAAAGGAAACAAAGGAAGGGCTGCTCTTACTGCGTTTAAATTAGGTGCATATCTTTCAACTACAGGATTAGCAGTTAATCAGGTTAAATCAATTTTAAGTGGAGAAGAACTACTAGAGCCAGAAGAAATACCCACAGAAGCACTGTGGTCTATTCTTAGTGTTTATGGTCTTAATAAATATGTTACCGATAAGTATTTAAAAAAGGGAGAGTATGGAGAAGCTATTGGCTCTACCGTGCTTCCTCCTTTTACTATCTTAAATAATATAGGTCAAGGGTTGTATGATTTAACAGATGAAGATGCTGAAAGACAACGAATCTATAAAGCTCTTCCAGTTATAGGAAATTTAGCCTACACTTGGTTTGGAGGTGGAGCAGAAAAAGCCCTGGAAAGACAGGAACGCGAAAGGGATGCTGAGTAATGGCTGAAGAACCACTTCCCATATTTAAAAAACAAGCTGAAGAAATGCAAGGTATGTTTAGTAAAGCAGCTAATGTATCTCAGGATGTATGGGACAACATGTCTACATTAGATCGTATGGCTCTTCTATCCGCTCCTTTGCCTGTAATTGGAGATATAATAGGAGCAGTTGCGGATGGTGTAGCTATTGCTAAAGACCCCTCTGCTATGAACATAGCTCTTGGTGCTGCTGGTTTATTACCTTTTGTACCCGGTGGAAGTGTTACTAGAACAATGCGTCAAGCTTTAGCTCAAGCTCCTAATGATTTACCTGGATTTTATGGAGGAGGAATTAAAACAGCCGTAGCTGCTGGAGGAGGGGCACTAAGAGGAGCAAGAAATCTTGTAGAAGCTAGGTATTCTCCAACCGCCAGAGGATTGTTTCAAGAACAAGGAGTATCGGTAGCAGATACAAGAGCCGCCAGACAAGCTATGAAAGAGTTTAGCGATCCCAACGTAGGAACTGAGGCAGGAAAAAAAGTAACTGGACAATTTAGACAGTCTACGTTGTTTGGTCAACAGTATAAAGACCCTTCTAAATTTCAAAAGATTTCTGAGGGAGCATCAGAAGTAGCATTTGCAGATAGGTTTGGAGCAAAAGAATACTATGATATTATGGAGGGGGCAACTTCATTAACACGTAAAGATTTAAACTCTGTTTTTAATGAAATAAAAAAAGTTCAGAAAGTTAATCCCAACAAAAAATATCAGATGACTGTGCGAAGAACTAATACTCAAGCCGCAGGTAACTTAGATAGATATGTTTATACAAGAAAAATTTTTGGGGGTGAATCTTTATCTGGGTTAAAAAAAATATTTAATGGAAAACCTTTTAAGACAGACAAAGAATTTTTAGATGCTTTAAAAAACAAGGGTATAGGTGTAAGAAACCCTGAAGAAGTTCTTAAGGGTAGGCCAGCCATAGTAACTGGAAATGTTAAATCAGATGCAAGAGAATTAGGAGGGATAAACTACATGACGGCCATTAAAAAAGATGGCACTCTTTCAAGTTTTATGAATGACGAACATGATTTATTTATAATGAAAGCTCCTAAAGCAGATAGAATGTTAAATGTTTCTACTCCTATTGTCGTAGATATTTTACAAAGAGGTGAAAAATCAGATTTAATTAAAAAATCTAAAGACAAAGAACTTTTAAAATTTATAGAAAACAAACCATCCTTAAAGGCCAGTAAAGAAACAAGAGCAAAACAAATACAACAGAAGTTAGCAAAGTATCCTGGAGTAGATACCTCACTTAAAACTCCTCCGGGAATGACAAGAGAACAATTTTATGCAGTTCAAGCAGTAGCAAAAATGAAACCTAGTAATCCAGATTACTCAAGAATTTTAAAGGAAGCAGGATTGTTTACACCTTTAAGAGCAGCTAAAGTAACAGTAAGGCAAGAAGAGGAGCAGCAGTAATGGCTTCGATACCTAATGATCCCGGCAAGTGGTCCAGAGCTAAGGCCAAAGCCAAGAAGAAATTTAAAGTGTACCCCAGTGCCTACGCTAACGCTTGGGCTGCTAAGGAATACAAAAGAATGGGGGGAACTTGGAGAGGGAAAGACAACAGAGTGAAGAAAAAGAAGAGGAAAGCATAATGGCTAAGGGTGTAAAGCATTACTTCAGAGACGGAACTGAACACAAGGGCGGGATGCATAAGATGCCCAACGGTCAGCTACACTCAGGTAAAACTCACGGCAAGACTAGCAAACGCCTGTATCACTTTGGGGAGCTATCAAAGACAGCCAAGGCAAAGGCCAGGAAACGTGGCTAAGAAGGGTGGTCTTGGTAAGTGGTTTGCCGAAGAGTGGGTTGACGTTAAGACTGGCAAACCCTGTGGACGTAGC